ACTAAAAAGAAAAAAGATTTAGTTGACGACTACATGAAAAGTGGTACAACCTTTTATGATATACCTTACAGCATAATAGAAGAGTATGGTATAGCTGACGTAGAAGCAACAGAGAAAGTTGCTATAGAACAAATGAAAGCCTTTGGCTCAACCTTTGAGGAGTTATATGATGACCCAACAACTTTTGCCCACACTGCGTCTGTCGTTTGAAATGACAGATGTTCTAGCTAGGATAGAACAGGTAGGAATAAAAATTAATCCCACTACTTTGCAAGAGATAAAAGCAGAATACGAACAGGAACTTGCTTTTACACAGAAGAGACTTGATGAGATAGTTTATTCTGTTATGGGCGACACACCTGTTAATCTTAATAGTGCAGACGATAGAACTACATTATTTTACTCACGTTCTGTTGATGATAAGAATACATGGTCACGTATTTTTAATATAGGTCAAGAGATGCGTGGGGCGACACGAAGAGATAAGCAACGTGTTCGTATGAGTAAGTCTGCATTTGTCAGAACCATACGTGCTAACACCAAGATTAAGAAGCGTACAAAAGGCTACCAGTGTACAGACTGTTATGGCAAAGGGCGATACTCTCCAAGAAAGAAAGATGGGTCGCTAGGCAAAGCCATACGGATATGCAGGAGTTGTGATGGCACAGGTGTAGTGTATAAGCCTACAGATAAGATTGCAGGACTTATGATTGTACCTAGAGGTGTAGGTGATGTGGCATCTGCTGGATTTAAGACAGATAAAGGCACATTAGAAACTATGCTGCCAACCTTAAAGGGTGTGGCACATGAGTTTGTCACATTGTATATCCGTTACTCTGCTTTACGGACTTATCTTAATACATTTGTTGAAGGCATGGAGAATAACCTTGATGAAAATAATTTTATACATCCAGAATTTATGCAGTGCGTTACTGCTACAGGTCGTCTATCGTCAAGAAATCCGAATTTTCAGAACATGCCACGTGGATCAACGTTTCGTATTAGGAAAGTTGTGGAAAGCAGGTTTGAGGGTGGGTCGATCATTGAAGGAGACTATTCACAATTGGAGTTTAGAGTTGCAGGATTTCTTGCCAAAGACAGACAGGTTTACAGTGACGTTGAAGAAGGTACAGATGTTCATTCATACACTGCTAAAATAATAGGATGCGACAGGCAGACAGCTAAAGGTCACACATTTAAACCTTTGTATGGTGGCACAACAGGAACGTTTGAACAGCAGAGATACTACAGGGCATTTAAAGAGAAGTACGCTGACATAACGGATTGGCATGATGAATTGCAAAAGTCAGCAGTAGCCAAGAAACATATTGTGTTGCCATCTGGTAGGATTTATTATTTTCCTGATACTAGGTGGACTAGGTTTGGAACGGCAACAAACAGAACAGCAATATGTAACTATCCTGTACAGGGGTTTGCCACGGCTGATATACTCCCCTGTTGTCTTGTTGAATTGACTAAGCAGTTGCGTGGATTTAAATCATTAGTGTGCAACACAGTACATGATTCAATCGTTGTAGATTGTCACCCAGACGAAGAAGTACAGGTAATAGATAAGATAAAGGAATCTATGTTAGGAGTTGCCAAGGAACTAGAACTAAGGTATAACCTCAAATATGATATGCCAATAGGGATAGAAATAAAAAAAGGTAACAATTGGCTTGACACCCATGTAGTTTATCCCTTAGAATAAGTTTATCGCTAACGTACTTTAATAGGAGAAATTATTTTGAGTACAGAACTATCAACAGTAGACAATACTTTGGATGGCTTGGTAAGTGCCTTTTCCGAAGGTAACGAAGAAAAGTTAATGGCACTTACAGGGCAGGGGGATGGAGTAAAGACTAAAAACCTTTTACCTAAACTTGCCATCAATTATGAAACAGATACGGAGGATGGCAAGAGTTTAAAGAAAGGCTCTTGGCGTGTTCAGCATGATGGTCGGTTTGTTTATGCTGATAACGTAATTATCAGACCTTTTATGCGTACATTCTTTTGGTCTTTATGGGATTCAGAAGAGGGTCGTTCTGTTTCGTCTTCAATACAGAAGACAGTAATGAACGGAGACTTTCCAGATTCTGTCGGTGGCAACAAGTGTGGGCGATTGCCTAAGGATGAGGTTGAATCTTTAGCTGATGATGATCCACGTTTGATTACATCTAAGGCAGTGAATTGCAACCAGTTAATTTATGGTGTGATTTCTGGTAAGTTTAAAGATGCAGATGGTGAAGAGGTTATCCTCAGTGACGAACCAGTTATGTCATACTTTAAACGTTCTGGGTTTATGCCTGTTAACAACTTTATAAATGGCATAACAAGTGGTGCTACCAAACGTATTATGCAGAAGGTAGAAATCAACTTGAAGACTAGCAGACTAAAGAAAGGGTCTGTAACATTTTATGTTCCTGTATTAACAGAACATCAATATCTTAGCGAAATTACAGAGAATGATAAAGAATTGATGAAGATGTTTGCAGATACTATTAAAGGAACAAATGCTGGTATTATGAGCCAGCATAGGGAAGCGTTGAAATTACAAGGGTCAAGTGAAGATACAGACTTGTCTAAAGATTTCGATGCTGATGTTGCTTAACATACAGGACTTTCTTGAGAAGGCTGTGAGGGGGGAGGTAACTCTCCCCAAACACCTTGTAAAAGAATTTAAAGAATCCTGTGGTACTGCTGTAGAAAAACAATTTAGTAAACAGCAAAACGAACCAGAAAAGTTACGTATGTCTGGTTTGGGTAAGCCTGTTTGTCAACAACAGTTAGGGTTACAGCAATTACCTAAACAAAGTTCCTATAACAATATCATGCGTTTTTTGTTTGGTGATCTTATAGAAGCAGTAGCTATGTTAGTTATGAAAGCTTCTGGCATTAAAATAATTGCTGAACAAAAGCCGTGTGAGTTAGTTCTTAACGGAGAAAAAATAAAAGGTACACTCGATGTTATATTAGATGAAGATGGGGAAAATAAAGTATGGGATATTAAATCAGCATCCCCCTATGCATTTGATTACAAATTTAAAAGAGGGTACGAAGCTATAAAAGATGATGATGCCTTTGGTTATATTATGCAAGGTCATTTGTACGGAGAAGCTAACGACATACCTTTTGGTGGGTGGATAGTTGTCAACAAATCTACAGGAGAATGGGCTGTTGTTCATGCTCCAGAAGATCAAATGGAAGAGCGTAAACAAATCATACAACAGGCTAATGATACAGTTAAAGCTATACGCACACAAAAATTTAAAGTGCCGTTCAAAGCTGAATGGGAAACGTATAAAGATAAAGGCGAGGTTATAAGAACTAGAAATAAACTTATGCCTAAGATGTGTACTTTCTGCGATTATAAATCTCATTGTTGGAAGAACGCAACCTATCAGCCTAAGATAACATCAAGGGCAAAATCTCCACCTACAGTATGGTACACGACATATGCTCAGAAGAGTATCTAATGACAATTCTATTTACATCCTCATACCCATTGGATTTAATAACGATGAATCCCCATGCATCAGTTATATATGTGGAAAGTCATACGAAGACAGGGGGTGGAAGGCAGATGTCTTACCTAAGAAACCACTTGCGAGGTATGCCCCTAACGTTAAGGGAAAACTTTACGACAGAAGGACACTTAACACCAAAGACAGAAGCTAGGGATACTCTGTTAATAGAAAAACAACTAAGAGAGATAAGGGCAAGGCTACAGGCTTTTGTCCTTGTTTGCTTTCCTGTTGTTCCCTTTGATGTTCAATTAACTCACCTAGAACAACACTCCCCTAAGTTTAGTAAATTTGTATCCGATAAACTAGAACAGATAAAAAACGAGTATTTATAATGATAAGATATAGATCGCAATTTGAGAAGCGTGTTGCTTTGGATATACGTCTCCAAGGTGGCAAGTTTGAATATGAACAACATAAAATTCCATACAGACCACAGGTAAGAAGTTACACTCCTGACTTTTATATTCCAGAGACAGACATATATATTGAAGCAAAGGGTAGGTTCATATCATCTGACAGAACAAAAATGTTAATGGTACAACAACAACACCCTGAATTAGACATACGATTTTTATTTATGAATTGTCATCAAAAACTTTACAAAGGAAGTAAAACAAGCTATGGTCAGTGGTGTGGTAAACACAACTTTAAATGGGCTAATAAAATAGTTCCTATAGAATGGTTAAAAAAGTGGAAAGTTAAATGAGTGAAAATGACGATAAAAAAACATTAGAAAAGTTTACACTGCTACCAAACAGGTACTACATAATATTAGAAAAAGTAGATGAAGAACGTTTTGGTTTGTCAGCGTATGACACAACAAAATCGGACAGGGATATTGCTCCTTGTGCTGCAGAAGTTGCACAGGAAGGATTGCTTGAATTATTGGATACAGATTTTGAACGTGTTGTAGGTGCAGGAGTTGCACGAATAGAAACAAAAAGAATTGCAGACCATGACAATACTTTGTCACAACTTAAAGACAAATTAAATTTAGACAATGTAATTAAAATAGACTTTGGGGAAAAACAATGAGTAAGGATATGGTAAACAGTCCACCTCACTACAACCAAGAAGGAATAGAATGTATAGATGCCATACAAGCGTGTACAGGGGAAGGGTTTAATACGTACCTACAAGGAAATATATTAAAATACTTGTGGCGATACAGATATAAGAATGGTATAGAAGATTTAAAAAAAGCACAATGGTATTTGAACAAACTAATAGAAGTAGAAGGAAAGAATAATGCATAAGAATTTGCCCACGCCCTATCAAGACTTTATTCATAAGTCTCGCTATGCTCGATGGAATGAAGAAGAAAGCAGACGAGAAGATTGGGATGAAACTGTAAATAGATATTTAAATTTTATGGATAAACATCTTAAGGATAATTTTAAGTTTGATATGAGTTTTGAAGTGCGTGAAGAATTGTATGAACATATTATACAACTTAAAACTATGCCATCTATGAGAGCCATGATGACAGCAGGGGAAGCTTTGCAGAGGGATAATATCTGTGGGTACAACTGCAGTTACATTCCTGTGGATAGCCCCAGAGCCTTTGATGAATGCATGTATATACTTATGTGTGGTACAGGTGTAGGGTTTTCTGTAGAGAGAGAGAATGTTGATAAGTTACCCACAATAGCTGAAAATATGCACAAATCCGATACTGTTATTTACGTTAAGGACAGTCGTTTAGGATGGGCAAAAGCTTACAAGGAACTTATTGCGTTGCTATACTCTGGACAAGTTCCTACATGGGATGTGTCACAGGTTAGACCTGCAGGAACTAAACTTAAAACTATGGGGGGAAGAGCATCAGGTGCTGAACCTTTGGTAGAGTTGTTTGATTTTACTGTTAACACTTTTACAAAAGCTACAGGCAGAAAGCTTTGGAGTATAGAATGCCATGACCTTATGTGTAAGGTAGGGCAAGTTGTAGTTGTAGGGGGAGTAAGACGTTCTGCCCTTATCAGCCTGTCAAATTTAAACGATGACCAGATGCGACACGCTAAGTCTGGTAATTGGTACGATACTGAAGGGCAACGTGCTTTGGCAAACAACAGCGTGTCTTATAAAGGTAAACCAGAGATGGGTACGTTTATGCGTGAGTGGTTATCTTTGTACGAATCAAAGTCTGGTGAGCGTGGTATGTTTAACAGAGAAGCATCCGATAGGCAGGTTGCAAAGAATGACAGGAGAAGGACAGGATATGCATGGGGTACAAACCCCTGTTCTGAAATAATACTTAGACCTTACCAATTCTGTAACTTGTCGGAAGTCATTGTACGAAATGATGACACATTAGAAAGCTTAAAAAGTAAAGTACGTGTCGCAACTATACTCGGTACGTTTCAATCAACATTAACAAACTTTAAATATTTGAGGAAGATATGGAAACAAAACACAGAGGAAGAGAGATTATTAGGCGTATCATTAACTGGTATCATGGATCACTCAGTTTTATCAAAAACAACAGATTCAGGAAGGTGGTTAGAACAGATGAAAGAAGAAGCCATCCGTACAAACCAAGATTTTGCAACACTACTGGGTATCCCTCAGAGTGCAGCAATAACCTGTGTCAAGCCCTCAGGTACTGTATCGCAATTAACTAACTCTGCCAGTGGCATACATGCAAGGCATAGTGAATATTATATAAGAACTGTACGAGCCGATAACAATGACCCACTAACAAAATTAATGAAAGATCAAGGCATTGTTAACGAACCTGACGTTATGAAACCTGATTATACAACTGTATTTTCTTTTCCTACGAAAGCACCAGACATGGCTGTTACACGTAAGGATGTGTCAGCTATAGAACAGCTACAACTGTGGAGAATATATGCAGATAAATGGTGTGAGCATAAACCTTCTATAACTGTAACTGTAAGGGAAGATGAATGGATGGTCGTAGGTTCGTGGGTCTATTTAAACTTTGATATAATATCAGGTATATCTTTCTTACCCTATGACGATCATGTGTATCAGCAAGCACCATACCAAGATTGTGAAAAGGATGATTACGAATCTTTACAAAGTTTTATGCCATCGACTATTGACTTTACTCGATTATCAGAGTATGAAAAAGAAGACACAACATCAGGAAGTAGGGAATTAGCCTGTACTGCAGATGCTTGTGAAATAGTCGATATAGGAGATGCTGCATGAAAATAGAACTGAACGACTTTGAAAAAGAAGTAGGCATGATGATAGCCAAGCACAGATATTCTATGAACAGGAAAGGTAACGTGTTTGACGCTAGACAAACAGATAAGATGACAGAGTTAGAACCTGATATAGAAGGTGCAATGTCAGAATTAGCTTTCTGTAAGATTGCAAAGGTTTACCCTGACAATGTGTTTACATTAAGGCTATCATCAAAAAGTAAAAGCACAGACAAAGGTGATGTAAAAATAGAGGGGAAAATATTTGATGTTAAATCTACAAAACATTTAAGTGGTAGGTTGATTACTAGAAAGAAAAACCCATATGTAGATGTATACGCTCTTATGGTTGGAGAGGAAGGAAATTACGAACTTAAAGGTGTAATGGAATCAGAAGAGTTTATATCATCAAAAAGATATGGTGATCACTTTATGTTTACACGCCCTTGCTTTATGGCAACACAAAGGGAACTAACACCGTGGGATGATTATATCAATGCCACGCAATGAACTAGCAGAACTATTTTCTTTTAAAGCTTATCTTGACCAAAACGGTAAGGTCGATATAAGAATGGAATCTGTAAATCCTGAAGAATTAATCAGGACTATGGAAACGCACCTTCCACACTATGAAGGTACATTTAAACTTGCATCTCTTATCAGGTATTTTAAAACTGCAGGAGATGAGATGCTAAACAAGTCAACAATATATACGCATTGAGGTGAATATGTCAAAAGAAGAACCAAAAGAAGTACAGCCCGGAATGACGTTTGAACAGGTCAAGACCATGATTATTGGTTCTGAAGAGAAATCTGTCCTGTTAAATATCTTTACAGGGCTTATGAACGAGAATCTTGCGTTAAAAGCAAAGATTGAAGACCTTCAAAAAGCTAAAACTAAATCCTAGCGATTAGGTAATCGTCAGCAGGGTGGGGTAATATTTAGGGTACAATCATACTCTGGCATGTCGTTCCACCCCTCTGACGGTCTTTATATCAAGACGTTTTTTTAGTATTTACGTTTTTTTGCCATTCCACCACCCATCATCATCATGTTGGCAGTTTTTTTCTTTTTATCTTGCATCATACCTTCTCCCATAGGGGCAGACATTGACATGCCACCATATAACATTTTTTTCTTGGGCATAGCTGCACTACCTCCATACATCATTGGCTTTCGTACAGATGAATTTTTAGAATAAGTCTTCATTTTAATTTTCCTTTTCGCTTGGTAATACTGGTTGATTATAATACGCAGATTGTAATAAATCCATGTCTAGTTCTTCTGGAAGATCATCTATCTCCATTCTTACAAGTTCTGTAAAAACAAATTCTTTTAATATATTTACAAAACTTGTCGATTTCTTTACATCCATTGTCGTAGGGTTTGTAACTAATTCTTGCATAAGTTTTCCTGCAACAGGATCTGTAACAGCCATCTTCATTAAATCTATTCCGTTTGAACCAGCAAGCCTAACATATAATTCTGCAGCAACATATGCAGGGCTAACCATACCTCTTGCTAAGTTAAAACCTCTAGATATTAATTCGTTAGGACTTATATCTCTTATTAAACCTTGAAACTGCACCTCATCTAATCCTGCACCTGCTTGAGATTGTTCAAAAAATTTAAACATGCTACGTGTAACATCTGCATTTTCTTCTCCTAACGCAGCATTAAGATTTTCCATTACCCTTTTGGCTTGAATAGAATTTTCTGCAACATCACTTGTATCAAACAACCCTGATATTTTAGCTATCCCTTCACCAGTAAATCCTGAAGCTAATCCTGTGCTACCATCAAATCGAGTCATTTTTGTGTTTTTAAGTGTGGTATGTCCACCATATGCAAATAATCCTTCTTGCACAAGGTTGGCAATAACACTATCTAATTCGTCTTTATTAAATTCGTTGCTAACTTTTAATGGTTTAGCGTCTGTTGCAAGTTGAGACTTTCTTCTTCCTATCTTAGTTATTCGTTTTTTAGTTAAAACATCTTTAAGAAGATCTATGTCTTCAGGGTTTCCATTAATTATAAATTTTTCAAAAAACTCGGATGCATCAGATATTTTTAATTCTTGCATAAGAACGTTTCTAGCTTCATCATCAGCTTTAACTTTTTGATTAAGTTTATTTGTTAAATTAGCATTTACGTCATTAAAGTCATTAACTATATCAGTGTAAATTTTTCTAGCTTTAGGGTCTGAAGCTAATACTTTTGTTATGTCTCTTTCTTGCATAACCATATCTTCTAGATTAACAAGCTTTCTGTCTATAATAGAACCATCAGCCTGTTTAACTTTTACAGTTAACAGGGATTGTAAGTTATCCATTGAGTTTATAAAGTCTTCGTCTAAAGGTCGCAATCCATCTAGCCCTGCATTTCCTGCAAAATTAATTCTTTCTACAGGATCTGGCACATTACGTATAACTTGCTTTCTTAATGCTGCCCAATTTTCATAAAGGTTATTTCTTATAGCGTTACTAAAAGCATTAAATTTCGTTTTACCAAACTCGGTAGTTAAATCAAATGCCATAATATCTCTACCTGCGTTATTAGTTACAACATCTGTCCAAAATAAAGTCATGTCTTCAAACGCAGTTTGTGCTTGAAAAAAATCTTGATTTTTACCACTATTAGTATACTTATCAAAAGAGTCTGTAAGTTTTGTGTGCCAAAATACAGGTTCGTTGCCGGGCGAATACTCCCTACCAAATTTAGAATAATCTGTCATTAAAATTTCTTCGGCAGGTTCTTCTTGTTGAATTGCCTTTCTTGTTCTTACAGGCTGTTTTGTTTTAGGGCCTTTTTGATTACTTAATATGTTAGCTGCGTAACCTTTGGGGCGTGTCTTATCAAATACAACCTGTTGATATTTTTGTCTAGCTTCTTTTAACAATGGAAATCTTTTTTCATCAGTTTTTAAAATATCTAGTAATTCATCTGAAAAATTTTTTAATGTTGATGCCTGTTCTGTATCACCAGATCTAACAGATAAATCTCTAAAGTGTCGTTGCATTTCTTCTAAATCAAAGTAATCAGCGTCAATACTAATGTTTGCTGCAGATAATTCCATACCATCAGGAATTGGAAAACCTTCAGGGGGTTTTCTAAGTATCATAAACAACTCTTCATTGTTAGGGTAAAACCCCTGTTTAAATTCTATCATAGATTTTAATTCATCTAAAACCATATCAGGACTTTTGTTACTCCCAGTAGATTGAATTACATTTGTAGCAAGATCATCTAAACTTTTAGAAATTAATTTGTTAAATGTTTTCTTTAATAGTTTACCTGAACTTCCACCAAAAAATCTACCTTCTTTACTAAACACTTGATGTAATGGTCTATTTTCAAATTCTTCAATCCTATCAAGAAAATTAGATATTGTGTTACTTACATCTACTTGTGCAGCTCCTGACTGACGAAACGGTTCGTAAGCAAGCTTTCCTTTTTTTCTTATTTCAAACAAACGTAAATCAAACAACCTTTCCATAAGTTGTGCGTTTTGTAATTGCCCTTGAGGTGTTCCTTTAAATTGTTCTAACGCTACAAACGCTTCATTTAAATCCCCATACATTGTAGCTGTCATGTCATCTAGTATTTCTTTTTGTTTTGCTAAAGATTCTACTGTTGGTAAATTATACACTTTTGCAAATTTTACTTCTAAATCAAATAGATCATCTAATATACCCTTGTCAATACTTTGATTTACCATTGATCCGGGAGTAGACATTAAATGTCTTCTGTAACTTCTTATTGCAGCAGTATATAAGGTTTGTCTTTCATTTAAACTTTCTCGCATACCAAGAAGTCTTTTTTCTGTATTTTCATTCCAACTTTTTAAAAAGTTTTTATCAGCAGGAGAAATCCCTGTGGTTTCTGCCCTTCTTCTCATTTCTTTTACTGCAACCATAGATTGATTTAACAATGTTTCTTGTCTTTCTATTGTACTACCTATTTCAGTAAAATCAAAATTCATTAAATCTTTAAATCTCATTTTTCCTGAAAACATTTTTTCTATAGCTTGAAGAGGAACAAGACCAGCAGTATCGGCAAAACTTTGTTGATATAATTGTCTCATTTCATCTTGTTGATCAGAGGGAAATGCACTAACAATTTTTTCTCTAACTTCAAACGTTTCTCTTAATGCTTTTTCTACTTTTAATTTTTCCTTTGGATCAAGTCCAGATGTTAATTGCGAAAGAAGTGTGAAAGATGCTCTTTCTTGTGTAGTAAGTCCTTTCCCTGCTCTTTCAGGTAAAGTTTTAAGGTACGTATCAACTTGGTCTAATGTCCTATCTACAAAAAATCCTTCAGGCACTACTCCAAATATTCCACCTGTGTCTTCTATAAATCTTCCTATTTGTCTTGGAAAGTCTTTTACTGCACCTTTAAAAAAATAATTATCTACAGGGTTTAGTAGGTATCTTTTTGTAGGATACGTTACAAGCTTATGTAATTTAAACGCTGTGGTTATTGCTCCTAACGCTTCTCCAGCTTCAGGAGAATACCCCATGTTGCTAAACAGTGTTCCCCCTGCCATTTGTCCTAAGGATATAACCAGTTCATCTTTGGCTGTTCCTACTAACATTGGAGAAGCTACTATTTTTTTACTTAAAAAAGACATTCGTGTTGCTCTTGCAACTAAATTCTTTTTTTCTCCTACTAATTTTACATAATTAGGGGATGTAGGATTAAAGTTTTTTCTTGCCATCAACCGTGATATTTTATTATCAATATTTACAATATCATTATTAATAGTTTCTAAAGCGTTTATTGCGTTTAATTCATTTAAACCTTTTGCAGCTTTACCCTCAGTTCTAAAAACTTGTCCCGGAAAAAACCGTACATGGGTAAGTAACTTACTAAATACATTATCATTATTTTCAAGAGAAAGTGCTTTGTGAACTTGCTTGTCTGTCATACCTAAATGGTACTTTGTTGGATTTTTTGTTCTTGCATCTGTAACTTGTTTTGCTGCCCTTAAAGCAAGATACCTTGACACACTTGCACCACCAACAGCAAGTGAAAGGTTTTCAACACCTATGATACCAAAACGTTCATGTTTAGGTAACTCATAAAAAGAATAGTTAAACAAAGTATCAGCGTTTTCCATATTAAATATTTGTATGGGTTTCTTTTCATTTGTTTCAGGATCTGTATAAGTATACCCCCCCATAGATTGTGGGCTGTTGTATATTTCCATACCTTTTTCTGCACCGTGTTTATTTGCTAAATAAGTTTTTAAACTTTTGTGCATAAGTTCATTTAAAATAGTTTCTTTACTATCAGGCAGCAGGCTAAGTACAGGCGTTGCTTCAAAAAATTCTCTTATGTTGTTTGCCCTTGATTCAAATGTTGATACACCTTCTTGTGCGTATACTCTAGGGTCTTGTCCTGTTATTGTACTTTTAACTTCATCATTTAAAAACCCACCAAACATGTTGCCTAACAAACTAAGATAATACGGTGTTCTTCCTGTTTCTTTAAAACCCCTTTCATACAACTCTCTGTAAAAATTTCCAGTATGAAATTTATCTACCATAATTTCTTGCATTAAAGGATCAGTTATACCCATCCCAGTTAACGTGTTTGCAACGTTTAACCTGTCTCTAGCAAATGTATATTCTCGTGTTCCTTTTTCAGCAGTTATCTGATTTGTTCCATATTGCACCCCTCCTATAGCTGGAGCAGTGCCACCAAATCTTACAGAGTTGTATTCATTATTTATAGCCTGTGCAACATTAAATAAAGTTTGATCTTCATCTGTGTGCTTTGCACTAAGTATTTGATCAGCAGTTAAAAATGCTTCTGTACCGTTAACTTCGTATTTTGGTCTACCTTTAAGTTTTCCATAACTAAGTAAAGAACCACCTACCAAACCATTTACTACGTCTTGAAATGACATATTTTTAGATTGGGCAGATTCTTCAATAGACTGTTTTATGTCTTCTTTTTTTAATAACTTAGTAAAAGGTACTCGTGTTCCCGGCTCAACCTGTCTAACTTCAGGTTCTCTGTATCCTTGTTCTACTTGTTCTATATTAGAAACCATATAATGTAAATTCCTTAAATTTTATTTTAAAGTAA